ACCCTTCCCTCTTTTCGGGGATAACTATCCCCGTTTTCAGGGATGGCTGAATGGGGTAAAACGCTATCCCTGTTTTCAGGGATAACTATCCCTGTTTTCGGGGATGCCCTTCCCCCTTTTCGGGGATAACTATCCCTGGTTTCGAGTACAGAAATAATCCATGTGGCAATTTCATCATCAGGAAAAGACACCGGACATTTTGAGCAATGTGGCTTGGAATAAGCCCATTTATCCAGGTTTGTATTAATCCCTATGTATCTTGTTTGACCAATACGGCGCAGGATAATGATGTTACGATAGGCAAGACTCAGCACCGCTTCGGATACGTGCTTTACCTTCAGTGTTGTCTTATCTGCAATGAGGCTGTTGGCAATACGATCTGATTTTTTCGACCAGCCATAAGTCAGCCGGATAATCGCATTCAAAACACGGAACTCACGCCCCGATAGTTCAACGATACACAAGGCGTCCTGGATCTGATTAGCTAAACGTAAATAGCCATTTTCCAGATCAGCCATACGGCACTCCTGTTGCGTCGGTACCGGCGCAGGGAATTTGTATATTTCAGCGGTATTTGACATACTCATCTCCGCAATTACCTACCGTTTTTGCACCAGAAAGCCGTTGGTGACCCCTCACCGCGGCTTTCGCCTTTTTGGTTGCTGCCATTTTCAGTCCCACCCCAGCGCATCCGGCCTGGCTCGTTCAGCCTTTAGCCCTGCATCAGCGAGAATCTCTACAGCTGTGAGATAGTTTCTGGATACCAGTACCGCCTCCGGTGGCGCGGCCTGAATCCCAAGAAAAGCCAGCTCTTTCGCCATGTTGCAGAAATATCCCTCAGCTTTACGCCTGCTGACTGTCGACTCGCTGATGCCCATATGCTCGGCGTATGATTTCTGCCCTACTGATGCAAGCCGGTTGAGCAGGACGCTCTCTATCTCAATCGGGTTGATTTCTGGTGGGTCTAACTTTCGTGCAATTGCGTTCTCCATGGGTAAATATCCTCTGTATGAATTGGCGTGCGGTTTAATCCTGTTGGTCCGGCAACCCGTCGGTGGGGTTTGGGTAAATATCCTTTCGCATTTGGTGTGGAGTGACTTTCCAGTTAAGTGCCTCACAAATCGGAATAACACGATGAGCTGGTGCTTCACTATTCAACCAAAGGCTTACAGACTGCGGAGTTGTTCCAAGGCGTTTTGCCAATTCTGTTTGGCTCATAATTGAGCAAATGAAAGATTTTAAATCAGCGTTCATAGCGTCCCCTTGTTAAATACAAGAAAACATTACAACAAGGAAAACATTTAAACAAGTTTTTCTTGTGTAAATCTTGCAATGTCTTATACAAGCTGGACTTGTAAAATGATGAATATGAAAACAGAACAGCATGAAAATTTTGTTCGTAGGCTCCAGCTCATTCAGGATCAAACGGGTTGGAACTTATCTGAGATTGCCAGGAGGGTTATGGTCTCTCCACAGGCGGTTCAGCAATGGGCTAAAGGCGATACAACCCCTCGCGGCGAGAGGCTGAAAAGACTCGCAGCCGTTACAGGGAAACCTGAACATTGGTTTTTCATGCCACTTGATGCAAATGAACCGAGTAATTCTTTATCTGAAATTCCAACCTCAAGCAGCCGGGATATGCTGGATGACAAAGAAAAGGCTCTTTTGGCTCTTTTCAACCAGATGCCAGAAGCAGAGAAAAACCGCCTCATTGTCCATGCCAAAGCCACTCTACAAGAGCTTGACCTTCTGAAGGATGATGTCCTCAGTATCATCAAAAATATAAGAGAATAATTTCAATACGTTAGAACATAACCGCCTACTTAGGCGGTTTTCTTGCGCCCTTAAAAACAACATTTTCTTGTATTTTTACTTGTAAGTAGCAAAATTTGCTTGTAATGTTATCTACATCGACAACAAGCGCATCGTTGTCAGGTGTAAAACGTTCCGCTGGCCGGCGATAAGGCAAACGAGGGTGAGAATGATTGATTTCGCACGTAAACCAGCTCGACAGCAGGCCGTCCCGCTCAACCGGATTGAGGTTTTAATCCGCCGCCTCTGCTACCTGCTGGCGCAGAAAGGAGATCCGGATGCTTAAACAATGCGGTTACTGCCGCAAATCCATTGATGAAGGCAAAGAAGTAAAAAACATCCTTCTCTATCGCAACGGCTCGCAACTGGCGCGCAAAGAAAAGGAATATTGTTCCAGGCAGTGCGCTTAATACGACCAGATGGCGCACGAAAGTTAAATAGTAGTTCCGAAATATGAAATGAAAGATTCGCCATTAATTTGGCGTGGCTTCCTACACCCTGAATTTAAGACTGGAGAACTTATGGAAATCGTAAAAATCGAAATGAACCTGAAAGCAGTTAATAAGAGCATTGCTTTATTCAATTGCGAAAAGAAAGTCTCAGGCGTTATTCACTCAAATTCAACTGGCGAAACTACTGTGATTCTCGACGGTGGATATGTACTCGGAAAGTTCGACTGTCCTCATTGTGCTGTAGAAGCCATTTCGCTGCTCACAGTCAAGGTAAGTGATGGAGAACAAGCAGGGTTTGGTAATTACCGAAGTTACAAGATTGATTACTCAGAAAAATTTTATCAGACCATCCATTAAGAAAACGCCCACCGAAGCGGGCGTGCCCTGTCCGGTCCAACCGACCAAAGCGAACCGGACCTAACAACCAGATATATCGGGGTGCTGTTAAGGCACCTCCATTCTACACGAATTGAGGACAAAACAATGAGTGGAACTAATCCTGTATTTTTAGTCCGCAAAGCAAAGAAATCATCAGGCCAGAAAGACGCTGTACTCTGGTGCAGTGATGATTTTGAAGCGGCAAATGCAACACTGGATTATCTTCTGATTAAATCCGGTGCGAAGCTGAAAGATTATTTCAAAGCTGTCGCTACTAATTTCCCTGTCGTTAACGAGCTGCCGCCGGAAGGCGAACTGAGCCTCACTTTCTGCGATTACTATCAACTCGCTAAAGACAATATGACCTGGACGCAAATCCCCAGCGTCACCCTGCCATCATCTGAAGCCGCCGCCGCGGCGCGCCAGCATATCGTCGACGGTGTTGATACCGAAACAGGCGAAGTGCTGGAAGACCACAACGAAAATTTTGGTAACGAAAGCAACAGCCCTTCCCCGGCAAAAGCCCCAGCCCCCGAGCTGACTGTTGTCGCAACTATGCCCCTCCGTCACCGCGTTCTTGCTCAGCACATAGGTGAAGGTGAGTATCTTTATCACGTCGACGCCTCCCAGAAAAAAGAAATTCTACGTCTCGAAATGGACACCGATAATTCATATGTCCAGAACCTGATACTCGCCGCAGAAAATGTAGAGCCGTTCAAAAAAGCTATCGAGCACGATATTCACAAAGCAGTGAATGCGTATAAACAGGTATTTCCTGTCGATGGAAAAGTGCCTGAGTTATGCACCACTATTAAGTTTTTTAAGGAATGGTTCAGTGCTGAACACATTAACCGCGGCCTGCTGGTTAAGGAATGGGCTGAACGCCTGAAGAATAAACCTGCACCCGTTAAAAAAACCGGGCCACATAAAGTAATTGTCGACGACGTAAATAAGCCAGAGCGTCCACGCCGTAGCGAAAAACCGACACACAGAACGATTAACTATGAGCTCGCCTGTGGTTTCTGTGAGGAGCTGGATCTGAATAACCTGCGTCCTGCAATGGATTTTGCAAAACGTATCATCGCCGAAGACCGGGAAGACTGGAAGCGAATGTCGATGACAGTGGGCATTATCCCCGACATCAAAGGCTACGACCGACAGACCATTATTGACCTGGTACGCAAAGCGCCAAAGGCCGTACATAACGGTAATCCTGATCTTCGCCGGACGTGGTGCGAAAGCTTTCTTGCCGTTCATGGTGTTCGCGATCCGGACTGGTACGCATATGCGCCTGATAACACCCCAACAACCCATGAAGAAAATGCGGCAAGGCTTCGTCAGGCGGGTAAATGTCTGCGGGATATTGAGGCAGGGAGATTTCAGTGTGATGAAGAAAAACCACAACCGGCAGGCGAACTGGCAGATGAACCAGCAACGCCTGAAGCAGTGGAACAGGACACAACTGAACATCATCCGGACCCGCAGCCGCTGGAGAATGAGCCACCTGTAAGCCAGACAGAAGCAGGCTACCAGAAAATACGGGCAGAACTGTACGAAGCACGTAAAAACATTCCACCCAAAAGCCCGGTTGATGTTGGTAAACAACTGGCAGCCGCACGCGGTGAATACGTCGAGGGCATCAGCGACCCGAACGACCCAAAATGGGTGAAGACCGGGACAAGCCAGCCGACCACCGAACCTGAACTGGTTAAAAATGTTGGCAACGGTATTTTCGACGTGTCCGCTTTAATGCAGAACTCATCAACTCATGGCACAGAAACGAATCCGGAGATCACCAGCAATGTGCAGGTTCAAG